GGGAGTGGCTCCAGCGCCATCGCCGCTCATGACAGTGGATTGGACTTTGTTGGTATTGAGTTGGATGGTGACTACTTCCAAGCCGCCAAAGAGAGATTGGAGACCCATCAACGTCAACTCCAATTCCCATGGTGATGTGATGGACCTCTCCAAACTCAAAGCCATCGCCAAAGGGACATCCCAGTTATTGGAGGAGTCAAAAGCCAATCCGATGACGTTTTGGAGACCCACCGCCGTCCAAGAAAGAGTATTGAGAGACACATCGCGATTGGTGTTACTTCGAGGCGGCAACCAAATTGGAAAAACCGCCGTGGGAGCCTATGAGACGATAGCCCATTGTATTGGTCGACATCCGTACAAGAAAACCAAACCGGCTCCAATAGAGGCGTGGGTGATTTGTCACAGTTGGGAACAATCACGAACCATCATGGGGAAGTTTCACGAGTTGGTCCCAAAATCCGAACTCCATCCAGATGTCGAGTTTGTACCCGGTAAAGGATACCGGGGGACCGGAGCGCCTATTGTGAGATTCAAAAATGGATCGCTGGTGAGATTCAAAACCACAAATCAGGGGACGTTGGGATTGGCCAGTGGGTCGGTGGATTTTATATGGGTGGACGAACCTCCTCCACCCGTAGTATTCGGGGAACTTCGAGCCAGAATCACTAGGACCAATGGGAGGATGTTGTTTACACTGACACCCATTGGAGCACCGGTCCACTATCTCAAAGAGATGGTCAAGGATGGTGTGATCTCGGAGCACGTTGGAGTGATGAATGTGGAGAACACCACACCCAAGGGATGTCGACCGATGATGACAGAGGAGGAGATCGACGCGTTGAGGATGTCATATCTCCCAATCGACCGAGACGCGCGTATAAATGGAGACTGGGATGGTGGAGTCCCAGAGGGTAGAATTTTCGATAAATTCACGGATGACATGATCTCCGATTTGACACCCAATCCGGATCGAGAATATGTGTGGACCATTGGTATCGATCACGGTCATGACATCGCCTCTCAAGTCGCTTTGTTGTGTGCTGTCGATGTGTCAGACACCAACCGTCCAGCCGTCTATGTGGTGGATGAATATGTGGCAAGTGGAGCCAAAGCCGAACGCCACGCCAAATCCATCATCGCGATGATCAAACGGAATGGACTGGAGATCGCCAACATCCAAAGATGGACTGGAGACCGCTCCCATGGTGGTTCCAAACAAAATGGTGGAAGGATGTCCAATACGATGTTGATGGCTGGATTCAATCATGTTTTGGGGTATCCCAAAGGACAACTCCCTTTTCAAATCCGAACCGCTCATAAACCCAAATATAGTGTATATTATGGATGTCAATCCATTCATGAGTTGATGTGTGACAACAGGTTTCAAATCTTCCCACGATGTGAGAGAACCATCAAGTCTCTCAAATATTGGGCGTTGAAAAAATCCGGTGTTATGGATACAATGAGTGAGTGGAAACATACGATCGACGCGTTGAGATATGCTGTCATGCCAATCATTGACGTCCAGTATCGATCCCCCAAAACTTCCAAATTGAGATACCGATGATCACCCAATCCAACATCCCTCCACAACCAATCCAAAAAGACCCATCCACCCAACGTCGAGTCGAACACACAGCACTTCGAAAACGGATGTTGACTGGGATGTGGCTCCAAGACCTCATCGACGCGATTGGAGATCATATTCCCCAAAGCCGTCAAGCGGCGTGGGGAGTCCCGGACATGTCCTCCAACATATTCAAGGCGGCCACCCAATCATTGTGTGGACTATACATGGAACCTCCATCCATTGGAATCAATGAGACCAATGTTGGAGAGAGTGATGGATTGGTGGGTCGAAGTGGTTTGATCAATCGAGCCGGTTTATGGCCGTTGATGCAACGTGTCCAATTTTACACACTGGGATTGAGAGAGACGTTTTTGAGAGTGGACATCACGGATGATGGACAGGGTCTATTGTATCGAATCGTCACTCCAGAGATGGTGGACGCGATGGCAAGCGCTGGAGACCCATCCAGACCGCACACCATCAAAGAGACTCGATTGAGATATTGTGAGTTGTGTCAAAAATACGAGTGGACAGTGGACCATCTCTCCATTGAGGACCCATCGAATCCAATCTATGAAGTTTACACCATCAACTCCAATGGTGAGAGGGATGAGGATGTAACAGAGAAATATTTGGGATCGTTGATGAGTGGTGAGTCATACCCATATCGAGACTCCAATGGCGCTCCTTTTCTTCCATATTCTTTGTATCATGCTGAGATACATGGTGGTCTATTCGATCCATACAATGGGAGAGAAGTGGTCGAGGGCGCTCTCAATGCTAGTGTCCTATACACATATTTTCTCCATTTGTCGCGTGACTGTTCACACCCACAACGATGGATCATGGGAGCCATGCCAGCCGGTCTCAACATGGTGGACAACAATCTCGAATCTCGACGCGCCGCCATCGCCACCGATCCCGCGTCCATTTTGGTATTTTCTCCAGACCCGGACCTATTGGCCGGACAGAATCCACAGATTGGACAATTCCAAGCCGGTGGAGATGTGGGTCAAATGTTGGAGTCCATCACAGTCTATGAGAGACGTTTGGCGACCTACGCCGGGATCAATCCAGCCGATGTCCAAAAGATGAGTGGAGACCCACGAAGTGGATACGCCATCGCCATCTCGAGATCATCATTGAGAGAGGCTCAACGCAAATTCGCGCCATCGTTTAGGATGGCCGATGTCCAAACATTGGAGATCAGCGCCAAAATCGCCAATCGTTATTTGGGGACATCATATCCAGAGGATGGCTATCGAATCGAATACCACGCCATCCCACTCTCACCGACCGAGTCCAAAGAACAAAGAGAAAACATGCTGGCACTATTGGCCGCCGGTCTCATCTCCAAAGTGGACGCGATCAAAATCCTCCATCCAGACCTCGACGATGTCGACGCCAAAAAGATGTTGATCAAAATCCAACAAGAGAATCTAACATTTTAACCATCAAACAAAGGGTAACCAATGAGTAAAACAAAAGTGATCGAGGGTGTCGAATACATCCAAAAAGACCATGTCGATGAGATAGTCCGTCAACGAATCGCAAAATACTCCGAGCGTCTAGCACAAAGTGAGGCAAAAATCGGACAGTATGAGAGTGAGTTGGATGAGGCTCGAGCCAAAATGGGATTGGTGGACAACCTATCCAATCAAGTGGAAAAACTTCAAACCGAACTCAAAACTTCACAATCTCGATATGATCGCCACACCACGATCTCACAGTTTGGGATCAATGATGGAGATGTCCGAGATATGGTGGAGTGGCAATATGATCGAGCGATGTCCAACCGAGCCAAAAAAGACCGAGTCGATTTGGGAGAGTGGCTGGAGAGTATCAAATCCGATCCCACGAGCGCTCCATCCACGTTGAGACCATTTTTTGAGACCCAACAGGATTCACCAGTTGAGACACCCAATCAACAGCCTCCACAATCGCTCCAGAGCGTCCAACATGTCCAAACCCAACCTCCACAACCACCATCATCCAATAGAGGCGTCCAAAGCCAATCCACAGCCGCTCCCAATGATTTGTTGAGCCGTGCCAATGATCCCACATTCTACGCTCAAAACCGTGAGGCGATTCGAGAGGCCTATTACAGCCGATTGGGTCAAACTCCACACAAGTTTTGAGGTGAGAGATGGCGACGTTTTTATATTCTGATGGCGCTGGAGTCCCCAATCGGTTTGACTTCACCAACCTCTCCACAATCACTGTCACCCATGGATTGGGATACACACCCAATGTGTGGATGGTGATTGATGGTGTTGAGGTCTATGGAGAGATACAACACAACAATCTATTGACGTTTACTGTCATTTTTGAGACGGTTGAGACTGGGGTGATATATTACAGGTGATCCACCGTTGGTGGGTCCAAAGTAAAACTATTTATCCCAGAGGTCTAGCCCATGGCACAAAGATTTTTAGCACCAGAAGTAACTTTTGAGGGTGTACTCAAACAAAAAGGAACCGTCTCTAACGATGAACATTTGATCACACGTGGTTATCTCCACTCAAATGTCCTCAATGGTATCCATCCAGATTCTGCAAATTACATCGAAGTATTAGCGGACAACGGCGTCAACAAATTGAAAGTCAAGCCATTGACGATCACTGACGTTACAGTCAACGCCACCGAGACATCATTGGCCGACTTCATCACCAATGTGTATACTGGTTCGAACTTCCAAGAGGGCGACATCGTCTTTTTGAGTGCAACGTCACCAATCGAATCATACATCCATAACGGTGGAACGGCTGGGACGGCTGATGACTGGGAATTGGTCAACAGTGGTTTGAGTGATGCACAAATTCGCGCCAAATTCTCCGCGTCGAGTGGTATTGATTACAACTCCGCAACTGGTGAATTTACAGCCGATCAAGCCGAGATTCGTGGATTTTTCTCCGCTGGGACTGGTTTGGCCTTTGCCAATGGTCAATTCTCTCTCAACGCCACATCGGATCAAATCACCGAGGGTGTCAACAATCTATTCTATGACGATGCATTGGTTGACGCTCATTTGAGTGGTGGGACCGGTATCAATTACAACGCTGGTGTGATCTCTTTTAATGGTGACACTGACGATGTGTCCGAGGGTTCGGTCAATCTCTACTTCTCCGACGCTCGCTCGAGAAACGCGCTCTCATTGGCGGCGGTATCCGCTCCAGATACACAACTTTTGTCATACAATGCCTCAACTGGTGTATTGTCTCTCCCCGCTAGTGATGTACATGGTGTATTCCAAGCCGGTCAAGGTTTGACTTTCTCCAATGGTGTATATGACCTTGACGCCAACACTGACGATATCACCCAATTGGCTGGAGCGACTAACAAGTTTTATGCTGATTCATTGGTTGACGCTCATTTGAGTGGTGGTACGGCTATCGGTTACAACGCTGGTGTGATCTCATTCACTGGTGACACGGACGATGTGGCCGAGGGTGCGAATCTCTACTACACCGATACACGCGTACGAAACGCGATCCAAGCCGATCCAGCCGCTGGGAACTTGTTGACATTTGATGATGCAACTGGTGATCTTTTGGTTGCTCTCTCACAATTTCGTCGAGGATTCCAAAATCAATCATTGACCGCGAACACTGGTTTGGCGTTGACTCACAATTTGGGTGAACAGTTGGTCCATGTTAGTGCAATGGATGGAAGTGGCAACGCGATTGAGTTGGAAGTTGTATACACATCATCAAGTGTGGTCACAGTAAAGTCAACTGTAAACCTCACAGGTATTGACATCGCGGTATCAATCTAACGATCCCAAATGTCCTCAAACATTGGAGTCACCCATTTTGGGTGGCTCTTTTGTTATTTGGACCTATTGATGACGAGATGGAGAGTGGATGATCCCGATTGGGTAGCCACCAAAAGAACTCGATTTGATTGACGTCCAATCTCCATGGGTATCTCCAAAAGATTATTCGCCGGGATAAATACGAAGTCCTCAATCCCACTCTCTCCAAATGAGTCACCATCATCGCCATCGTTGCCACAATGGAGAGCCGCTGGAGACCCAATGGAGATGGCGGTGGCTCCATTTGGGATGATGATTTTGGACGCGGTGTTGGTGATGTCAACCGTTTTGAACTTTGGATATGTGTTGACATTGGAGAGATCAATGATGGCCATGGTGGACTCCCTTTGTTGAGAAAATGACAGGATATGTCACAGTTGTATCACCATATCACAAAAATGGCTATACTACACACAACCACATATCTCCACCAATGGTGGGAGATGGGAGTTGGTTATATCGGATAGGGTCACACCCGTAAAAAGTGCAACGATCCGAATCACATCCAATATAAACCAAATAAATTGTGAGATAAAAAATGGCTATTACAGATTACGCCCAATTAGGTGATCTTCGCCTCGCCGCTATGATCGAGAACGAAGTACGCGCCATCCTTGCCGACCAAGCCTCAATCCGTCAGTCTGGAGCGCTTTTATTCATGGGAGACGTCGCCGGTATCGGATCGGACTCCATGAGAATGCGCTTTGCAAACTGGGGAGCCGCCACACCATTCGCAACTGCTAGTGATGGCGCTGAGGTATCAGAATCAACATTGACTCCATCAACCGTCGACATCACTGTTGGACGTAGCGCACTCCGTTATGACATCACTGATTTAGCCGCCTTGACTGGTTTGGGAATGGACATCGATCCATTTTCATTGGCTCAAAAGATGGCGATGAGTGCCGAGGCTCGAATCAACGCGATCATCGCGAACACATTTACAGCCGCTACCAACTCCGTTGGGACAAGTGGTGTGGACATGTCTGTTGATGACTTCTATGACGCGATGTTTCAATTGGAGAGCGTATCAAACAATGGTGAATTCTATTGTATCCTCCATCCTCAACAGTTGAGTGACCTCCGTGATTCTCTCCGTAGTGAATCAAATAACGCGTTGGCGTTCTCTCCAGCGACTGAGGACATGTTGGCGATCAAAGGTCAAGGATACGCCGGTCGATTTGGTGGTGTTGAGATTTTCAAATCATCATATGTAACCGAAGTTACTGGAGACAAGGTTGGAGCCATGATGAGCCGTGGTGGTATCGCCTACGCTGTTGGGACTCCTCGTCCGTTGGCTGGTGCTGGTGTTGAGATTCGACCCGCCGGAACCCCCGTTGTGATCGGATTCCAACGCGATGAGTCAAAAGGTTTGACAGAGGTTGTGGGTCACTTGTATTGTGGAGCCGCGATCACTGAAGATGACCGTATTGTGAAGATCGTCACCGACGCTTAATGGTCGATGATCTCCACTGAGGGGGTGGAGGGATTTTACTCCCTTTGTTCCCACCATCCTCTCCCCTTTTGGGGGGAGGGTGTTTATTCAAAACAACATATCAAACAAAGG